TTGATTTTGAAATACTAGATAAACGAACTAATTCGGAAGTATCTGCTGAAATTGGTCCATTGCAATATATTGCTGAGTTATCCGGTTCATCCATGGATTCGGTAGTTAATTGGTTGATAATTTTATTAATTGCAGTGTTTGACCCGTTAGCAATAATATTATTAATATCAGCAAATCGTGCTTTTGAATTAAAAGAACGCAAACATATTGAAACGATATCAATACTCGAAACAGTTCCATCAATAGATGTCGTAGAACCTATTGTAGTAAAAGAAGAACCAAAAATCGAAACGGTTACTGAAAAGATTAAGGTTGAGCCAACCCCACAAAAACAACCAGAAATACTGTCTTATTGGAATAAATTAAGAAATGAAAGATCGCAAAGAAAAAAATAAAGTTAAAGGTTTTAAACAATTACAATGCAAATATTGTGAAGAAATTTCTCCTAGAGTTGATGAAAATGCAACTGCCGTTACGTGTTGGAAATGCACAATGAAATTGGTTAATGGCGAAACTTTGGAATTACGCAAGTAATCTTATATTATTTATATAAACTATGTTAGAAGCAGAAAAGATAAAATCCAATTGGGAAATGTATCGTGCAATTGTTAATGCAACATTTCCTACCCGTAAAGATGCACTTAATAAAATGTATGATGATTTCGAAGATCGTATTGCAATGATGCCGGCATCTTCCGTAGCACATTTTCACAATGCATTTGCTGGAGGTTATGTAGACCACATACTTCGAGTTATTGATTGCACAAAAGCATTATACATAACTTGGAAGTCAATGGGTTCTGATATGTCTGGTTATACTGAAGAAGAAATGATATTTGCGGCAATGCATCATGATTTAGGTAAAGTAGGATTTCCAGGCGAAGGCAATGAAGTATATCAAATAGAAACTTCAGATTGGCACCGTAAGAATCAAAATAAAATGTATCGTCACAATGAAAACATTCCGTTTACAATGGTACCGGATCTTTCTATTTGGTTGCTACAAGCGTATGATGTTAAAATGTCTTGGAACGAATATCAAGCAATTAAGATTCATGATGGAATGTATGATGATGCAAATAAACCGTATTTTGTTGCTAGATCCGCACAAGCTAAATTAAAAACCAATTTACCGGTATTATTGCATCATGCAGATCATATGGCAGCACAAATTGAATATGAACGATGGAGAAACCGAGACAATTCAACTCCAAAACCAGTTACTGAAAAAAGCAAAGTAACTAAAAGCAATGGACTTAAGAATTTAGCTGAAAATAATCCAGATGTTGAAAAGACATTAACGGATATTTTTAGTGCATTTAATCAAGACTAATCATGATAGCATTAATAATTATTAGCAGTTTATTGCTAGGAACAAGCATCTTTTTTGCGTATCGTATGTGGTTTTTAGCCGGTACATTAGCCGAAGCACAAGAATACATCGAAGAAATGCAAACATATGAAGAAAATTTAGAAGTAACAAATCTTTACATGTATTCTAAAATTTCGGAATCATACGAAGTTATGCAAAAAATTGACCGATTGGGTGCATTTGAAAAAGATGACGAAGCTGGAACTACATTTCAATTATTAAATGAAGTAATTACGCAACTTAAAGAAGAATTTGATGGCGAAGCGCAAGAAGAAAAGTAATGTTTATTTTACTAAGATTACGGAAATAGCAATATTGGCATACAATAAAACCGAAAAATCAATAACTCGAGAAAAAATATACCGTCGTTTCATTTATCCAGCATTTATGAAAATGGCAGAGAATTTGATTAATACCATTAAACCTACTTACATTGATTCTACATTTACAGATCTTCAAACGGATTTAGTTACATTTTTAACGGAACGTTTATCTAAATTTAATCCAGACGCGGGTAAAGCATATTCATATTACACAAGAACGTCATACAATTATTTAATAGGCGAAAATGAAAAAGCTTATAAGAAGCTTAAAGCAGCTACGCAAGAATTGGATATTGATGAACAACGAAATGTTCTTACGGAAATGCATAACGAAGAAATGCGCGAAGTTTTAGAATATTTCATGGATGGTTATGTTGATTATTGTTACAACAATTTAAATTTTATTTTTACCAATCCAACGGATATACACGTAGCTGATTCTATTCTTCATATTTTTGAAAATCGAGAACACGTTGAAGACTTTAACAAAAAACGTTTATACATATTAATTAGAGAACGTACTGGATTAGATGCATCACAAACAAATTCGGTAACTCGAGTAGTTAAAATACTAAAACAACTTTATGAAGACAACTTCAAAGAGTATGAACAACAAAACTTCGTAAAACTGCCTTTTTGATATTTATTTATAAAGGATTTATGATATGGACAAGAATGATGAATTATTCAAAGGTACTAGCTTTGCAGATTTAATGTCCGATGTTTATCACAATTCCAAAAAGAAAGATAGACAAATCAATCAGCTGATTGCTCAATTACAACCACTTATCCGTAATGCATCGGATGCTACTATCATTGTACCCCTTATCAAAGAATATTTGGATGTAGCTGTTAAAAATGATGATCATTTAGTCAAATTAACAGCTATTGTCCAAAGATACATTTCTACCAAACAAACTATATCCGGAGCGGATGGATTATTAAGTGATGAAGAAAAACAACAATTACTTAAAGTTGCCGAAGCTACATTGAATAGTGAATTAGAAGATGAGATAGATAGAATACAAGAAGAAGACGTCGTTTTACATCAAAAAATTGCCGATGCAAAATCTAAATTGTCAAAGGATGTAAATGGAACAACGTAACATTCAGTTTGACGTAGCAGAAGTATTAGAATATGATTATACATATCAATACATAGATCCATCTCAATCAGATGGGAATGTTAACAAATTGTTTGCATTACGAGTTAGGTCATGTAATAGCTATTTTAATGAAAAACCATTTTTAGCCAGGCCTGTTAATATGAACATGAAACGAATTCCTTTAGTAGGCGAATTTGTTTTAATTTATAGAACGTTTAATCAAGATTCTACTCCAACTAAAAGAAGAGAATCTTGGTTTTATTTATCTGCAGTCGATGTACAGTCATCAATGAATGCTAATTTATTACCTGGTATATCTGACAGAACTGCAAATGAAATTTCTTTGCAAATAAAACCAGGTAAAACATTTCAATTTAAATCTGTTTCTCCGTTACAACCATATGAAGGCGATTTTATATTAGAAGGTCGTACGGGTAATAGCATACGATTTTCCAATACTATTAGACCTGGGGGTGTATATAGCATTCCCGCATCGTGGCGCGGAGAAACTTCGGAAGATCATTTAACTACACAACCCATTATCATTTTATCGAATGGTCGTAAAAATCAACCTAACCGAAAATTTGTAACGGAAAACATTCAACAAGATGATGCATCTTTGTATTTAACTAGTACACAAACATTACCAGATTTTAGATTAAATAATACAATACGTCAATCTAAACACGGGGAAACTGCATTCTCTAGATCGCAATTTATTGGAGTAGCTGAACGAATCACACTTAAAGCCAAAACGGATGTAGTAGTATTAGATTCTCAACAAGCTGTTGAATTAAATGCGCCCGTTATATCTATAGGCGTTAAAAAAGAAAAAGAACCAGGATTACATAGTACTGCGGTAGAAAATTTATTTAATCTATTTTTACAAGTAATGTCAACGTCTTTGCGTGATAGTAACGGAGCTCCAATAATTATTTCAGATGCTACATTTTTTAGCAAGTATCAAACGGAACTAAATAAATTAAAAAATAATAACATTCAACAGGATACGTATTAACAATGGCATCATTATTTCCATACAATCAAATTTCGCAAATACCGGCACGTATACTAGATTCCGTTCAACCATTAATAAATGAAAAAACTGAAGAATTAAACAAACTAACAACGGATTTGCAAAATTCATTGTTATCTATATCCCCAAATGCTAATTGTGATGATGGTGATATCTTACAATTAAAAAATGCGTTACGAAATTTAGA